GTACTTTTTACAACCAATTATGTCAATTAACATGAATCTTACTAGTGTTGATTACAGTTATGACAAATCAGTTCGCAGTAGAACTAAAAATTTGTTTGATTATCCTTATGATGATCTACTTGCATTAGACAAGTATGATTTGAATTTGGAGGCATTTAGACCACCAAAGATGTCTGAAAACATTCACTTTAGTGAATGGATTGATGACACTTTGTTTTCGACTTCCGGAGATAGATCCCCATCTCCTGAAATTAAGCCCCCCCCCCATCCATTGAAACTAAGTAGATGGACCAAAAGCCAAAAGATTTTGGCTAAAATTGAGAAATTAACTAAGAGACTCAGAGATATTGTGCCGAATTTTATTACGCGCGATACTTATGATCCCTGTGTGAAGTTCTTGATGTTGTGTGATTTGAGTGGTAATGTTGTATTTTCTAAGATGCAGATATTTAGCACTAAAACCAATTTTCCCAACTTATTGAGTGATCTCGTCGTTACTCTTTGTAGAGAAGTCATGTTTAATCTACAGAGAAGTCAAAATGAGATGAAAGAGTGTTTTAGTTGTTATGAAGCTAGTCTTAGAGAGCGAAAACACGTCAATATGCAATTGGTTGAGAGAGCTTATGAGTTTAGAACTCAGGGTCTATTTAAAGATCGTAATGATGTAAGACCAGTTGAATTGTTGACTATGAGTTTAGCTGAAGCAAAGAAGAAATTCGATGAGTGTTATGAGCATAGAGCAGATGTACTTGTTCAAGCAAATAGCATTACATATGAACTTTCTGTTATGATGGACTGGGTTGGAAAATTTAGCACACGAGATTTAAGCGTGTGTGAAACCTTTCCAAATTGTGGAGACGACACTATTTTCTGTTATTTTTGTTGTAGGTGTACTAAAATATCTAAATATGTCTATGCATATGGAGGAGTTCCTAAACTATATGTGTACATGACTAATAGATATAAAACTAGTGTTTACACTCGTGACGTAGTAACAGACGTTGGTTTCCCGAATTCGTTGAGAC